TGCCAACATTTGCTATGTGCGCGTTCGCAACTCAGCCGGCGCTGCCACTACCGCAGACTTGCCGGTTCGCGCAGGCAGTGAAGTCATTGTCCGCAAGGGCGTTGACGACACCATTTTGTCGCACATCAGCGCCACAGGCACCACGCTCAATGTGATGACCGGGGAAGACGGTATCTAAACATGGCTAAGTCGCCGGCATGGACTCGCAAGGAAGGACAGAACCCTAAAGGTGGTTTAAATGCTGCTGGACGGGCTAGTCTGAAGGCGGCAGGCCAGAACATCAAGCCACCCGTCAAGTCCGGTGACAATCCTCGCAGAGCATCGTTCTTGGCTCGGATGGGCAATATGCCTGGCCCCGAGTACAAGGACGGTGAACCAACCCGGTTGCTTCTAAGTCTGAAGGCATGGGTGCCGACTGCGCCTTTGGGCACTTGTGCGCCGTCAATGCGCTGGAACGGAAAGAAATCGCCGCCCACGTTGTCGAAGATCTCAATTGTGTGCCGGCCAACCACATAGGCTTCGTTGCGGAGTTTCAGCAAAGCCACCACTGGGTCAGGATCCACTTCGGCGCTGCCGTATTTGAGCGGGTTAACCTGTGTCGGGTCGGACAACTCCGTCACCACGATGTTTTCGCCATCTGTGGTCATAAAGTAGCCGTCAATCCAAATCACGTCCAGCACCAGGCCAAGGTCTGGGTCTGTCACTTGGGTGAGGGTTGTACCGTCCCAATAGAACAGATTGCCGCCTGATGCGATTGCCAGCAAGGTGAAGCTGTAATCCATCGTCACCAGTTCAGTGCCGCCGCCAACGTCACCCAGCACGGTTACTGTGCCGTCAGCATCCACCCGCACCAGCTTGCTACCCATCACGCGATAGCAAATGCCATCCCACTCGATGCCGCCACGGTCAACGCCGGGGCCAGTGCCGAATGTTTCAATGCCATTGCCTGGGCGCAGGTATCCCGTCGATGTGCCGTTTTGCAGGGCAATAGGAACCATGTTGACAGGGTAGGACGTTCGCACGTCCGGGCCGTTGTCAGTGTAGATTCCGTTGATGATGGCGATTTGCATTACTTCGCTTTGTTTCTGGCTGAAATCTGCTTTGCCTTGGATTTTGCATCAGCCTTGCTGGATGCTCCCCATGCCTTCAGACTTAGAAGCAACCGGGTTGGTTCACCGTCTTTGTACTCGGGGCCAGGCATATTACCCATCCGAGCCAAGAACGATGCTCTGCGAGGATTGTCACCGGACTTGACGGGTGGCTTAATGTTCTGGCCTGCTGCCTTCAGACTAGCCCGTCCAGCAGCATTCAAGCCACCTTTAGGGTTCTGCCCTTCCTTGCGAGTCCATGCCGGCGACTTAGCCATTTTCAGATACCGTCTTCGCCGGTCATCACATTGAGCGTGGTGCCTGTGGCACTGATGTGCGACAAAATGGTGTCGTCAACGCCCTTGCGGACAATGACTTCACTGCCTGCGCGAACCGGCAAATCTGCGGTAGTGGCAGCGCCGGCTGAATTGCGAACGCGCACATAGCAAATGTTGGCACCAGTGTTTACCAGACGAACGGCGGTGTCGTCCTTGGCGATGTTGATGCTTGCAGACGCTGCCGCAGGCGTAACCACTTGGTTGGAGCCGTAGCGCGGACGGAATTGATTGAGGATTGCCATATCAGTTTCCTGTTCAAAAAAGATTTAACCGACCCGATACCAGACATTGGTGGCATCGTCAAATCGGAGCCGGAAAAAGCCGTTTGCAGCCAACGTAGTCGGTGCGCCGGTCACGGTTGCGCCGTTGCCGGATACCGTCAATGTCGTGACAATCTGGGTGCAGTTCACCAGCAACTCTTGCTTGTCCACGCAGTTCGCCACAGCCGGCAGAACAATCGTGCCAGTGGCAAACGTAGCGGTAGGCGTGAGCACCAGCCAAATGCTGTCGCTGCCGTCCGTGACCTGCACCGAGAACCCGGTGGCGCTGGGTGCGGCGTACTGCGTGACCTTTTCTTCCGTGGTCAAGCCCTCTTGCATGAAGGTACGGATGACGGACATGGAAGCGCGCCGCGCATCACCATTGTCTGCGCTGTAAATTGGAACAGCGTCACCAGAAAAGACTTCATCAACTGCGGATAATTGATTGATGTATGCCATAGTAAAACCTCAGTTAAATTCAATCATACTGTCTGGCCCAGCCAATAGCGGGTCAATGGGATCTGCCAAAAATGGATTTTCAACACTCCATGTTTTGTTGCCAGCCCCAGCAGGCATCCCGGACGGGAACTGCATTTCAAGCGGAGCAGCAGCGCGGCTTAGTAGCGTGTTGTAGCCCTGTTTGGCGCTGACCTTGGTGTCGATGCTGACAGCCTTGCCCAAGCCTGGGGCCAGCCGCACAGCCAAACTCATCACAATGGCTTCGTTGGCCGAATCAGGGACGTTTGTGATGGCGTCAATGTCAGTGCTGTCTGGGTTGCCAGGAATCGGGTAACTCACCCGAATACCCACAGCATTCCAAGCGGCCATCATGCTGTCAAGTTTCTTGACTGCTGAGTCAAGTTGTTCCGGCTGAAGGTCGAACACATAAGACGCCAGCCCTATTTCCTCGAAAGCAGCGGTAACGAATTGGCGCTTACTGTAACTCATGTCAGGTTTCTTTCATGGTTTCCGTGATTCGCTCCAGCAACCGTTTATCAGTGGTGCGACCATCAAATTTCAGCCCAAGCAGTGTAGCCTGTTCTTCCAACTCAGCCCGAGTAGGCTGTGCGTCATCATTGTGTTCAACCACCTCGACCACAGCCGGCACACCAGAGTCTCGCGCAATCTTTTCGGCCCTGGCTTTTTCCTTGGCAATTTTGAATTCACGCTTGCGCTGGGCTGGCTTTTTGTTTTTGCGCCACTCAGCAGTTTTCATGGTTGCCACAGCACTCTCACCAGCCGCTTTGAAGGCCGAATCAAGGGTAATGCTCCAACCAGCATCCAGATGCGCTTGCAGGTCATTCTGATCGGCTACAGATGCCAATTTATATGACTTGCCGCGCAGAACGTAGTTGCCTGGGCTGCGGTAAACGTGAATCGGAAATACGGTCATTTTTTCTTCGCGGTTTTGGCAGATGCTTTGAAAGCAGATGCAGTAGGCGCACCCTTCATGCCGGGTTTACGCATTTTCTCACCAGAGCCTTCTTTGATGCGCTCTCGCTTGGCTGCAATGTTGGCATACAGACCGGGAGGTTTGGATTTCATTTCTTAGCCTTTGGCGGTGCTTTGCTCGGCTTGCCTGCTTTTTGGGCAGAAGTACGCGCTGTACTCAGTGCAATGGCAATGGCTTGTTTCTGAGGAGTCCCGGCTTTCATTTCCTTGGAAATGTTTTTGCCGATTGACTTGCGGCTGTAACCTTTAATCAGAGGCATTTGAATATCTCCAGATATAAAAAAAGCGGGTGGCAGCTTTTAACCACCACCCGCCTTCTTATTTCAGATTACTGTCCGAACAACAGGATACCAGCCATCTGCGGGTTCGACATGGTGACACCAAACAACGTATCCAAGCGGTACTTGGTCGTCATCGTGTCAATGTCGTAGAACTTCTGCATCACCAGTTCAATGCCCTGATCGGTGCTGGCGCGCATCACTGCAACACCGGCATCACCAGGCACAGCGTAGCGGCCAGGCAGCAGTTCGATGGCGTCTTTGTGCCAGAAGCAGTTCACACCGGCAGCGTTGTCGTTCACCCAGTTGATCGACGCGGTGGCCGAAGCGGACGCCACGTTGATGTTCTTGTACTGGAGTTCGGCATCGGTCGGAGAACCCGTGGCACCGATCAGCGGGGGGCTGATCACCATCGTTGTGCCGTTGGTAATGCTGATGACCCGGAAGGTCTTCAGTTGACCAGTGGACGCCTTCGTGATGTGGTTGACAGCCTCAATGCCAACAATGGTGAACGCATCACCAGCATTCACGCCCACCGTGGTGGACACGGTAACGCTTTGAGTGCGGTTGTCAACGTTCAACACACCAGCCACGGCAGTGGTCGTGGCGCGGGGTACGAACTGGACTTGTGCGCCGTTGGTGGCGATGGTGACAGCGGTGGCTTGAGCGGTCAGACGATTGCCG